GTCAGCCATACCTGCTATATTTTTTATGTGTGATCCTGCTTGACTCAGGTGATTATTAAAATCAAAAGTTGTAGGCATCTCTGGTGTAACAAAGATCATATCTCCAACCAGGTTTTGACCATCAGTCTCTACTGGTACTGGCTCCCAAGTTGCACTGTTCATAAACCTACTGGCATCTTCTTCTGAAGGAAACATTGCTTTGTCGTAAAACATACGTCTAGGCAAACGTCTAACTATCTCTTTCCTTGCTGATACAAGTTCGTTTATGTCTTGTTGCAGTGGTGCTATAAGTGATGCGTCAGGTATCCCTCGTATTTGACCAACACCAGGATGAAAACACAACTGGTCATATGGGTTGCCATAAGGAGCATCAGCCTCCATAATAATTTGTTTTGTTCCCATATGTATGTGATACAGTTTACCAGCTCTGAAATCCCAATACTCGTGTAAAGCAATGTACTCTTTTAAACCTTCTTTGCGGTCTTTCTTGTCGTTCATTTGATAGTCTTCTACCAAAGTACGAGGATATGTATCAGGTTTTATAACTCGGTTTTCAGTCAAAGTATAATAGCCATTTTCAATACGCTCTCTTACTGTACTTTCGTGTAAAATAAAACGCTCTGATGCCCAAGATATATCAGATACTCTTCGTGCTACTGGATCAAATTGAACTTCCCAAGGCATCTTCAAACGCCAAATAACTCTACCTTGTTCTGTATTCCAAGTTATTTTTCGTATAGCACCTGATGAAAACAGCAAAGCGTGAAGTACAGCTTCTCTTGCCATCTCATCCATATCATCTTCTTCAGCCATCCAATTTAGTACAGCTGCAATTCTACGTCCTGACAATGTTGGATCTTCAGATCTTTGTGGAATTTCGTGTGATCTTTGACGAGCATCAAGGCACTCGCATTGGGGCAAATCAAGTGCCAAGGCAGAAATTATTGTATCCAATATAGGAAACACTTCATTTTGTTCTGCATTGTAATTATTAAGTTCTGGAAAACTTGAATTACCATCTCCTTCCCAAAACTTGCCTCTCCAGTATGCAAGGTTTCTCGCATCTTCACCAGCTATATTTTTTCTATAATGTTCCTCGGTATGGGATATATGAGCCATTATCTTTTTGGCTTTTTTATGTAGCCTTTGTTTTTCGGTTGTCATAAATGATTCCCCCAACGGGTGTTGTTTTTCTTTTGCCCTATACCATCTATCCTAGATTGTAACCTACGAAATGCCTCTGCTGCCACTTTTTGTGGGTCTTTCCTTTTTTGCCGCCAGCTAGAACCACGATGATTCATATATGCCCACGAAGCACCTGCCCAAGCTGTAGCTAAATCGTAGTGACCGCCACTTGCATCACGGCTTCTTTGCGCCCATTGCCCTCGGTAATTCAGCAGCTGTCGTAAACTACGACTACTATGTACAGTAATAGATTCATCTTCAATAAGCTGTTGGAGGTATCCTTCGGCTTCTCGTTTTGTTCGGACGCTGCTCCACCAACCTGGGATTTTTCTTTTGCTGCGTCCGTGTCTATTTGGACTTCGATGAAAAACACGACGATACTGTATATTAGGATTATCAACTAGGTGTGACAATACTGATTCGCCAACACCATTAGCCTCAACATATATCATTGCATCGTTATATAAACGACCCCATTCAGCTAATTTACCTGCCATTTGATACGCTGACATATGACCTAAGTATTCAGCTGCTTGTTCACATTTTGTAATGTTTAAAATTACAACACCATAATGGTCACGTTCAGACCAACTACTAGCCGGGTCACAAAATATGATATACCTGTCCTCTTTTATTGGCTGCTGGAACTGCACCCAAGGGTCAATCTCAATAGACAATCCTGTTCCACCATCCAGCTCTTGTAACCATTGGCGTATGATAGACTGATCATATACAGCATCGCCTGTCATAGCCCAACAGTCATACTCGTTTATTGGATACTCTTGTTTAAACTTTTCAATCTTACGATTACACTTTTGTAAACCAGATACCTGCATCCAATAAGCTTGTTCTGGCAAAAGCATTGGGTATTCATCCCAATACTCTTGTATAACTTTGCTTGGTTTCCAGCCTGGAGGAACAGGCTTTTGATACTCTTTTACCATTGTCCAAGGTATAAATACTTTCATCCATTTTGAATCAGGTTTTTCTGCATCCATACACAACATATGCAGCTGGTCACCGTGATGTTTTGGAGTTGACTCAGCAATGAAAAAACCACCGTCTTCTGGTACAGCATTCAAAACAGATGCCCAAACCTCATCGCCACCATTCTCTTGCCAACTACTAAGCTCAGTACCCAACACAACTTGTACAGTTTCACCACGAAGAGGTTCATCATCTTGTACTGAAGCAACATCCAGTTTACTATCAATCTCTGGAAACTCTAATGTTCTTTGAATCTTACCGTGGCGTTTTGGACGTATATGTTTGGGGCAACTTTTGTGGAAACGGTTGGCAATTTCAGCTAAAGACTTTGCGGTTCTTTTCTTGTTACCAATGATTGCTACTTGACAACCGGTTCGGAAGGCTGCGTGTTGATATGCTATGCCAGTAAAAAAGGTAGAACTACCTTCTTGTCGAGGCTTAATATGAACCAACCATTTTTGTTGTGCATAAGCTTGCATTACTGCAGCTGCCAACAAACGTTGATGATCCCATAAATGGAAGTTTTGTAGACCTTGACTCTTTGTTCTTATCTGCAACATAGGCAAGAACTGATTCGGGTTCCAAAAGTCAGGATGGTCAGGACTAATCATAAAGGTTTAATTAACCTGGGAAAAGGCCCATTGGGTGTGATTTCACTTTTGCCTTTGATGACTGTATTGACTTGCCCTTTTTTTTCAGCTGACTCAGCTTGCAATACCATACGAGCTTCACGTATTAACGTTGTAGCACCTTTAACCATATCGTGATCTATTTGTTCCGAAAGAAACTTTTCATACAAATCTTGCAGGGTTTTTTTCTGACCAGCATATGTTTCTATTGAGTATCTTTTATCAATTGCCATATCTAATCTCCTATATTATTATCATAATACTACATACTAACGGAGTTTACAAATGCCTCGCAAGACATCAAGCACTACACCAAAAGCTACAACCACTACACCAAAAGCTACTACAGCGGCTAAGACAACCGCTAAACGCGCACCAGCAAGAGCACCAGCCAAGCCTATCTTCAAATACGAATTTAAAATGTTCACAGGTCACGGCACAGAAAGTTTGTTTTTTAATGAGCAATCTAAAATGAATCGTTTTAAAACAAACATAGTAAAAAGAAATCTAGAAGTAGCACCACTTGAAGTTACCGATGCTACTGGATCTCTATTCATCATCAGAGGTTTCTTGTTCGCTAAGGTTATCATCAATAAATCCTGATAACTTAGACAAGTATTCTTCACCAGCTTCAACGGCGCAGCAAAGAACACAAGATATAGATTCTTTTTTCTCTTGTGCTGCTCTATGTAGTGTTGGCATAACTGCAATAAATCTTGCCATTATAATTGGGTTATGTGGCTGGACTACTTTTTTCCATATGTCGCCTTGTTCGTCCATATACTCAAACTTTCCTGTCCTATAATTCCATCGGAAAAGGAGGTTACTGTCATCGCTCTCGGCTTCAACTGTCTCGTAAAGTCGTTCTCCTGAAAACCAGTTCTCAAGTCTTTTACAGACTGACAATAATTGTTTTGCGTTTTTGGCATACTCCATTTGTTCTCCAGATAGTTGGCGTAAGTTTCTATGTCGTTTTCAAACAACTCTTTTGGTATACATAGTTTATTTAACCATTTTGTTCTAGTTTTTTTATTTGGCAATGATCCATTACTGACCATATAATTATATTCCCACAACGGTGTTTTAATTATGTCAGATAAATCTTTGCGAGACAACGAAAGTTTGTCTACTGCCAACATCAACCTGAACCAAAACTGTTTACCTGTCATACTATATGATAAATCACAAAACGAAATAAATCCAGAACAGCTACACGGATTTGGAGATTATCAATGCCCATTGCAAAAGACTATGATCAACGTTGGGAAGAAAATAAAATCTCAATATATCGAAGATACGC